ATCATGCGCATCCCAGGCACGCGCGTCGACACGCTCTCGACGATGCAGGTGGAGGCACGGCGCCGCGTCGCTGCGGCATTGGATCTGCTCGGTGGGCATGAAAGCCCCTGCGGCTCCTGCGCATGGTTCGTCGTCGGCCTGGAGTTCTCGGTGCGCGAATGGTCAATGCGCCAGGGCTGGGCGGGACGGACGGTGCATGGCCCTGTCGGGCAGGGCATCCTGGTCGGCACGCTCGGCACGCTCGCCATGCATTTCGGCCTCACGCCGCGGGCGAAGGCTGCGTGATGCAGCGTGGCCGGGGCGCCCTGCATCGCCTCGGTCACGCTGTTACAATTGACCCCATGGCGGCACCGAAATCGATAAGGGTAGAGTCAGGACACGTAGAGAAGGTGCGAGAGCGCCGCGGCTGAGCAGCCACGCTGCGGCTCAATCGAGACAGTGGCTTTCGAGCCGCAGGGTCCTTCCTGGCCCCGCTGTATGCGGGGGGCGGAAGCGCGCAACATCGCTAGCGCCAGGCGGAAAATATGGGTTGCAGTTTGCAGCCTTTCCCTGCGCGATCAGATAGATAGCCGCAAACCATGCCGCGCCAGGTTGGCAGCCGCGGGCCGCTGGTTTGCACCCCCCTCCCAGATCCGGATGGCCCGATGACGCTCCCCTGGATGGCAGCGAAGATCCTGTTGCGTCCGGTGGCGGAGCTGCGCCCGCATGTCGGCAATGCCCGCGTGCACAGCGCCGAGCAGCTGGAGCAGATCAAGGCCAGCATGCTGGCCTTCGGCTTCACCAACCCGCTGCTGGTGGACGAGGTGGGCGTGCTGATCGCCGGCCACGGCCGGCTCGAGGCCGCGATGGCGCTCGGCATGGCCAAGGTGCCGGTGATCGTGCTGCGGCATCTGTCCGCGGCGCAGAAGGAGGCGCTGCGGCTCGCCGACAACCGCATCGCGGAGAACGCGACCTGGGACCAGGCGCTGCTGCGTGATGCGCTGGCCGCGGTGCAGGCGGTGCCGAACATCGACCTCGGCGCGCTCGGCTTCTCGGCGGATGAACTCGCGGAAATCCTCGCGGCGGCTGGAGATGCCGTGTCCGACGGCGACGCGCCCGAGGCTCTGTCCGCGGATCCCGCCGAGGGGGGCGGTGCGACTGGCGCGGCGGATGCGGAGGAGACGGCGGACGACCCCGCCGATGCCGATCCGGAGCCGCCGCGCCAGGCCGTCACCCGGACCGGCGATCTCTGGCTCCTGGGTGAGCATCGCCTGCTCTGCGGCGACAGCATCGACGCCGCCACCGTCGCGCGCGTCATGGGCGAGGACCGCGCCGCGCTGCTGTTCACGTCGCCGCCCTATGGGAACCAGCGCGACTACACCACCGGCGGCGGCACCGACTGGGATGCGCTGATGCAGGGCGTGTTCCGGCACCTCGACGCAGCCATGCGGCCGGACGGCCAGGTGCTGGTGAACCTCGGGCTGATCCACCGCGACAGCGAATGGCAGCCCTATTGGTCCGGCTGGCTCGATTGGATGCGCAGCCGCGGCTGGCGGCGCTTCGGGCTCTACACCTGGGACCAGGGGCCCGGCCTGCCCGGCGACTGGAACGGTCGCCTCGCGCCGGCCTTCGAATTCGTCTTTCACTTCAACCGCCAGTTCCGCCAGGCGAACAAGATTGTGCCCTGCAAATGGGCCGGCACGCCGAACAAGGGCAGCGGCCTGCGCGCCGCCGACGGGACCATCTCGGAATACCAGCATGCTGGCCTGCCGGTGCAGGATTTTCGGATCCCCGACAACGTGCTGCGCCTCACCCGCCACAAGGGTCGCGGCATCGAGACCGAACACCCCGCGGTGTTCCCGGTGGTGCTGCCGGAATTCCTGATGCGGACCTACACCGACGAGGGCGAGGTGGTGTTCGAGCCGTTCGGCGGCTCCGGCACCACCATCCTCGCCGGCCAGCGCACCAGTCGCTGCGTGCGCGCGATCGAGCTCGCACCCGCCTATGTCGACCTGGCGGTGGCACGGTGGCGCATGCTGCATCCCGGCCTGCCGGTGACGCTGGCGGACGATGGCCGCGACTACGACGCCGTGGCCGCGGCGCGGACGGAGGTCACCGCCGATGCAGCTTGATCTCGTGGTGACCGGACTGCCAGTCGCCGCACTGGTTCCCTACGCCGAGAACGCCCGCACGCATTCGCCGTCGCAGGTGGCACAGATTGCCGCCTCCATTGCCGAATTCGGTTTCGTGAACCCCGTGCTGGTCGATGCCGAGAGCGTGCTGATCGCCGGCCATGGCCGTGTCATGGCGGCGAAGCAACTGGGGCTTGCCTCCGTGCCGGTGCTGCGGCTCGGCCATCTCTCCCCGGCGCAGACGCGGGCGCTCCGCCTGGCCGACAACCAGATCGCGCTGAACTCCGGCTGGGACGAGGCGCTGCTCGCCGCCGAGATCGCCCGCATCCGTGACGAGGCGGTGGTCGACCTGGACGTGCTGGGCTTCTCCGGCATGGAGCTCGACCGGCTGCTGGCGGCTGCCGATGCCGGTCTCGGCGACGATGCCGACGAGGCGCCGCCACCGCCCGTGGTGCCCGTGACGCGCACGGGCGACCTCTGGCGTTGCGGCGAGCACCGCCTGCTGTGCGGAGACGCGACCCGGATCGAGGACGTCCAGCGTGCGCTCGGCGCCGGCCACTTGGCCGACATGGGGTTCGTCGATCCACCCTACAATGTCGCCTACGAGGGCGGCACCGCGGCGAAAATGACCATCGCCAACGACGCGCTCGGCGGCGGCTTCGCAGACTTCCTGCGGCCTGCATTCGCCAACCTGCTCTCGGTCACCAAGGGCGCCTGCTACGTCTGCATGTCCTCGTCCGAGTGGCCGACGCTGCATCGCGTCTGGCAGGAGGCGGGCGGCAAATGGTCCAGCACCATCATCTGGGCGAAGAACACCTTCGCCCTCGGCCGCGCTGACTACCACCAGCAGTTCGAAGCGATGCTCTATGGCTGGCGCCAGGGCAGCCAGCACTATTGGTGCGGCGCGCGCGACCAGGGGAATGTCTGGCACTTCGACAAGCCAACCCGCAACGACCTGCACCCGACCATGAAGCCGGTGGCGCTGGTCGAGCGCGCCATCCGCAACAGCAGCAAGCCGCGCGACACGGTGCTCGACTGCTTCGGCGGCTCGGGCACCACCATGATCGCGGCGGAGCGCACGGGGCGGCGGGCCGTGCTGCTGGAGATCGATCCCGCCTATGCCGACGTCATCGTGCGGCGCTGGCAGGAGACGACGGGCGAAGCCGCCGTGCTGGAAGGCGATGATCGCATCTTTGCCGATGTCGCGGCGGCCCGCGGCATCGTCGATCATGATGTGAGCCAGACCGCCGAATCATAGCAATTCCGCGCCGCTGCATCTTGCTTGGCTCGTGCGCGGCACAGCGCGAATGGTCCGTCACGCGCAGGGGATGCCCTGCACCACGACGGAGACGACCATGACCGACCGCGCCGCCCGCGCCGCCCGCAACCAGGAACGCAGCCTCGAGGCCTTCGTCGCGGAGAAGGCGCGCTTCGACACGATGGTCGCCGAGCTTCAGCAGATGAGTGCGGACCACTTCGGCGCGGACCCCGACGTGGTGCTCTGGGGCGCGCACGCCAGCCTGCAGCATTGGAACAGCCTGCTGGCGCGGGTGACGGATTCCTACCTGAAGCGCGGCGAATGGGCCGAATGACGCGGGCCACTCCCGCATCGCCCCGACCGGCAGCGCCGGCGGGGCTCCCGGCAATAGGGCCGATCGTCGGCACCCGGAACCGGAGACCAACACGATGACCAAGCTTTCCGACACCCAGCAGGTGATCCTGAGCGCCGCCGCGCAGCACGAGATGGGGCTGGCACGCGCGCCCAAGACCCTGCCGGCCGCGGCCCGCAACGCGGTGTTCCGCAGCCTGATCAAGAACAACCTACTCACTGAGATCAACGCCCCGCGCGACTACGTCGGCCTGGGCTGGCGGCAGGATGACGACGGCACCTGGATCGTGGCGCGCATCACCGACGAGGGGCTGCGCGCCATCGGCATCGACCCGAACGAGGCCATGCCTGGTGAGCCGGATGCGTCCGGGATTGAGGGCAGCGTGCCCGACACGGCGCCCACCGGCGCGGAGGACCCGGCGCCGGAGGGTGAGGACGCCCGGCCGCCCGAAGCCGCCCAGGCCGCGCCCCTGACGGAGGAAATTGCCCTGCTCGACCACGCCCTCGCGGCGCCCGCCGCCACGCCGCGGGCCAGCCTGCGCGACGCCGCCGCGGCCATCCTCGCCGCCTGGGATGACGAGGCGAATCGCGAGGGCGACATGATCGGGGCCCTGGACGCGCCGATGGAGGCCCTGCGCACCCTGCTGGCCGGCAAGCCCGCCCGCGTCGCCCGCGAGCCGGGGGCGCCGCGCAAGCCGCGCGAGGGCACGAAGCAGGAGCAGGTGCTGGCCATGCTGCGCCGCGCCGAGGGCGCCACGGTCGCGCAGATTGCCGAGGCCACCGGCTGGGCGCAGCACACGGTGCGCGGCTTCTTCGCCGGGCTGAAGAAGAAGGGCCACGCGGTCGAGGTGAAGTCGCGGGAGCGGATGGTCGGCCCCAACAAGACGGGCGCGAAGGGCTCCTTCACCATCTACGCCCTGGCCGAGTGAAGCCTGGGCGGGATTGGTCAGGGCTCGCTGCTGGAAGGCAGCGGGCCCTGATCTCGTTCCCAGGGCTTTAGTTTCGGCTTCGGGGGATCGAGCGCGAGGACCAGTTCGTCGGCCGTCCACCCTTGACGCTTTGCCGCGTTTGCAACGCCCAGCAGCACCTCGCGCGCATCATCGATATACAGCTTCACCACACGCGGTGTGCCGACGCCATTCCCAGCCCGGGCTATCGCCCTGGCCGTCTCATAGACCATCTTCTCGATGTCCTTCGGTGCGCTCCGCTGTGGCATCTCCGCCGTCCTCTGCTTGCCGTGCGATGTTGCACATCGCGCATTTTGGCGACCATCGAAAACCTACAGCGCACATCGATCATTCAACTTGGCTGTGCTCCGGCACAGCGCGAATCGTCCGTCACGCGCAGGGCATCCCGCCCCGCTGAGACGGAGATGACGATGACCACCACCACCCTCCCGCACGAGACTGCCGAAGGCCCGCAGGATCGCGCCGCCTGGCAGCAGCTTCTCGCCACCGCGCCGCGCAGCACCGACAGCGTGGGCCGCGCGACCATTCAGGTCTGCACAGCCAGCGACGGGCGCGGGATCTTCGCCACGGTGGACTACGCCACATGGCAGACCGAGAAGGAGGAGGGCTGATGCCCTCCGAGCGCCGCTGGATGATCCTGGCGCAGGATGGCCGGCACGTGACCATGGGGCGCGCCGCACCACCGAGCGAGGCAGAAGTCGAAGCCGCCGCTGCGGCCCTCGCCGCAGAAGGCCTAGCCGGCTGGCTCGCCACGCTCGATGGCAACTACTGGTCGCGCCGCCGCGTGGCCCTCGCCGCGGTGCAGATGCTCGGCGACGGCGCCACGCTGGATTGGTCCGCTGCCATCACCGCCTTTGAAGCCGCCCGCCAGCGCGCCCTTCGTCCCCTCTGACAAGGCCGGCATCGCCATCACGTGCGGCGGGAGGTCGCCGCCATGCCGGAACTGACCGCCTCCACGCGCGAGGCCGGCCGCATTGCCCGCGAGCCGGACGGCCAATGGGACATCGACAAGACCCGCCGCCGCCTCGCGGAGACCGCCGATCCTGTCCGCTCGCCGCTGGCCAGCGGTGCGGGCGCGGAGGGCACGCCATTCGCGCGGCTGAAGGTCGCGCAGCTCGCGCTGAAGGTGGAGGCGCAGCGCCTCTCGCTGGACGAGACCAAGCGCCGCCTGCTCGATGTCACTGAGGCCAACGCCGCGCTCGACGAGATCGGCAGCACGATGCGCGATGCGCTGCTGAACTGGCCGGCCCGCGTGTCAGGCCTGATCGCCGCCGAGATCAGCGTCGACCCGCACCTGCTGCAGACGATCCTGCAGAGCCACATCAACGACCTGCTGACGGAGGCGGCCGATCGCTTCGATCCAGCAGGCCTCGGAGGGGATCGGTCTCCGCAGCCGTGAGCATGTGCGCCGCCGCGTGGGCGCGATGCTGCGCCCGCCGCCGCAGCTCACCGTGTCGGAATGGGCCGAGCGGCACCGCATGCTCGGCAGCCGTGCCTCGGCCGAGCCAGGGCCGTGGCGCACCAGCCGCACGCCCTACCTGAAGGACGTGATGGACGCGCTCTCGGCGGTGCATCCCGCCCGTCGCGTCGTGTTCATGAAGGGCGCGCAGGTCGGCGCCACGGAAAGTGGGAACTGCTGGCTTGGCTACATCATGCACCATGTGCCGGCACCCGTGCTGGCGGTGCAGCCGACCGTGGAACTGGCCAAGCGCTTCTCGCGCCAGCGCATCGACCCACTGCTGGAGGAAACGCCGGCGCTGCGGGAGCGTGTGGCGCCGGCCCGTGCGCGCGACAGCGGCAACACCATGCTGTCGAAGGAATTCCCGGGCGGGATCCTGGTGCTGACGGGCGCGAACAGCGCGGTCGGGCTGCGCTCGATGACGGCACGGTTCCTGTTCCTTGACGAGGTGGACGCCTATCCCGGTGATGTCGCCGGTGAGGGTGATCCGATTGCGCTCGCCGAGGCCCGCGCCCGCACCTTCGGCTGGCGGCGCAAGGCCTTCCTGGTCTCGACGCCCACCATCGCCGGCCGCAGCCGCATCGAACGGGAATACCTCGCCTCCGATCAGCGGCGCTTCTTTGTGCCGTGCACTGCCTGCGGCGAGATGCAGTGGCTGCGCTTCGAGCGGCTGCTCTGGGAGAAGGGTGCGCCGGAGACAGCGCGGTATCACTGCACCGCCTGCGACCACCCGATGCAGGAGCATGACAAGACTGCCCTGCTTGGCGGCGGGGAATGGCGCGCGACGGCCGAGGGCCAGGATCCGCACACGATCGGCTTCCACATCTCGGCGCTGTACTCGCCGGTGGGCTGGCTGTCCTGGGAGCAGATCGCCCGCGACTGGGAGGCAGCCCAGGGCAAGCCCGAGGACATCAAGACGTTTCGGAACACCGTCCTGGGCGAGACCTGGCAGGAGCAGGGCGAGGCGCCCGATTGGGAGCGGCTGGTCGAGCGCCGCGAGGATTTCGCCATGGGCGTGGTGCCCGTGGGCGCGCTGGTGCTCACCGCCGGCGTGGACGTCCAGGACGACCGCCTGGAATGCGACGTCTGGGGATGGGCGGAGGGCTTCTCCTCCTGGCTGGTCGACCATGTGGCGATCCCCGGCAGCCCAAGGGATCGCGAGCCCTGGGACGAGTTGGCCCGGGTGCTGGCACGCGACTGGCCGCGCGAAAGGGATAGCAAAGGTGGTGGCGGCGCGATGCGCATCGCCCGCCTCTGCGTGGACACCGGCGGCCGGGACACCGCGGCCGTCTATGGCCACCTCCGCCGCCTGCGGGATCCGCGCATCGCGCCCACCAAGGGCATCGACGGCTGGAACCGAGCGCAACCCGTGCAGGGCCCGACGCCGGTGGATGCGCTGGTCAACGGCCAGAAGCTGCGGCGCGGCCTGAAACTCTGGACCGTCTCGGTCTCGACCTGGAAGGCCGATCTCTATCGCCGGCTCTGGTTGGGCCGCGGCGACGCAGAGGAGCTGCCACTCGGCTGGGTGCATCTGCCGCGGGCGGTCGAGGTGGAGTGGGTCAAGCAACTGGTCGCGGAGCAGTTGCGCACGACGAAGGACCGGCGCGGCTTTGCCCGGCAGGAATGGGCCAAGCTGCGGGACCGCAATGAGGCGCTGGACTGCGCGGTGCTGGCCCGAGCCGCGCTGTGGCTGCTCGGCGCGGATCGCTACGGCGAACAATTCTGGGCACGGCTGCGGGATGAGGCGGCGGACGCGCCGCTGCGGCCGAGCGAACTTCCCGCCGCTGGGAATGTCGCTCCCCCATCGCCGGCGTCGCAGGCCGCAGCGGTGC